AGACTTTTCCATAGGCTTTCTGCTAATTGAAAGTACAATATCAGCAACTTGTGCTTTAGCGTATGACTCGCCTAGATTTTCTAATCCTACAACGTCTGCCTTTGAAGATTCTTTGTTTGCTTGAGAAGCTGTCCAGACTGGAATGTTTAGTTCACCTGCAAGATTTCTTAATTCTGTGTATATCAACTTTAATTCATGTCTTAAAGAGTCATAAGCTCTCGTAGACTTCATAACATCAGCGTAGTCAATAATAACTACACTTGGTTTAAATCCTTTAAGTGTTAGTTTTTCAATATGATTTCTTATTGTAAGAACAGAAGCAGAACCACTTGGGTATTCTTTAATAATAAGTCTACCTAAGTCCATTCCTTCATATTTATTAATGACTTCTTTCTTACGTTCAATAATTTCATTTGAAGGAATGTTACACAAATTAGAGTCATACCTTTTTCCAGTATCATGTTCTGATAGCTCGAATGTATAGTGTATTACATTTTTGCCAGCTCTCATAGCTGCACATCCCATTGCAACTAAGAAGTGTGATTTACCTACACCTGTATTAGCTGCAATAACGCCAAGTTCACCTCTGCCTAAACCACCTCTTAAAATATCTTGCGCATCAAGTCTATCTAAACCAGTAGGGCAGACTTGTCTGTTGATTTGAACAAATCTTGCTTCGATATCATCAAAGAAATTGTGACCTGAAGAGTTTGGCATGCCTACAGATATTGCTTCTTTCATGATATTTAAAACAGATTCATATTTCTCTGTTTGGATTAATTCAACACTTTGTTCTAAAGCTTCACGAAAAGCTTGCCTTTTACAAAATTCAAGTGATTTATCTTTAACATATTGTAGATCACCCATGTCTGGATTTGTTTTCATACGATGAAGATATTCAATAATTTGGTCTCTCAAAACGTGATCTTTTGAGTTAGTTAAATCTTCTTTGATAATTGTAATAAGAATTGTAAGTGTTGGAAATGTTTTGTATTTCTTATAGTATGAAAAATATTTTCCACATAAAAAAGACAAATACTTAAGATCAAAGTATTCAGGATTGACAACCTCGATCATTTGTCCAGCCCAGAGTTGATCTGACAACATTGATTGAAAAACTTTTTCTTGAAAAGGCTTTCCAAATTTTGAAAAGTTTGTATTTAAACTCATTTAATTTTATGTCCTTAGTGTTGATTTAATTGTTAATAAAAACGTGTGAATATCAAATCCGTTTAAACCATTTTTATTTAGTAACTTAAGCAATTCAAATTTATTTAGTTTTTCTTCTTTTTGTTCTATTTGAAAGTTTATTTTTTTGATTTGATCAGCACTTAACATCGCAGAATCTAAATACATTAGCTTCCAGTTTTTATCAATATCGTTTTGTCCTGCAATAATATTTTCAAATAACTTTAAATTGCTGCCGTTTTGAATATTATCTTTGGCTTCATTTATTATATCATGATGAGATAAAAATTTACACACACCTAAATCTGGAAATCTTTTAAGCATTACTTTTAAGCCTGCTCCTTTGACACCTTTAATACCGTCACTCTGATCTCCTGCGAAACATCTTGCTGTACAAAAATTTTGTGGAGTAATTCCCCACTTTTCTAATACATATTTTTCATCAATCAATATTTTTTTATTAGGTGACCAGATTTTTGTTTGTTCATCAATTAACTGATAATAATCTTTGTCAGATGTAGCAATTATTTTTTGAAATATTACTTTTTTTGTTTTTGTTAAATAAGAAATAACATCATCAGCTTCACAATCATTTACATAAACTTGTGTAACAGGTGTTTTATATAAAATCTTTACAAGAGTCTTAAGTTGCCAGTCTCTATTGTTAGTAGTATCAGGAATGTCATCATGATATTCACTTCTATTTAAACGTACAGGTCTTCTCCTGTTTTTATAATCTGGGTCAACAGCTCTTCTTCTAAAAGAACCGCCACCTTCCCAAACAACTATTATTTTTTGTGGCTTAAATCTTTCAGAGAGATGTTGTATATTTCTTAACATACCAAAAATGCCACCACACAGCTGTCCATTTAATGACTTAGCTGGATTGGCAGCAAAGTGTCTCATAAATACATTTAAGCCGTCAATGTAAATGACAGGCTCGTTCATAATGTTATTACTTTAATTCTTCAAACGCATTATCATCATTGTCCATTAAGTGATCAGCTATTGCTTGTATATCTGTATAACTTTCAGGATCAATATTAGGTTCTTCTACTTCGTTTTTTCTAATCATCGCTTTTTCAAGCAACATGTCAATATAATTTCCGTACTCTGGATGTGAAATTATTTCACCAAAGTCTGCTTTATAGAATTTCTTTTCTATAATTTGTTCACCTTGAGAGTCATAAACTTCTAAATGCTTCCATGCACCATTACCTCCTACTTCTACTGTATAACCATTACAAACTTCAGAGCCATGTTTTCGAAGCAAATCGAATATTTGTTCATGTTCTTTAATACCTTTGCCAAAGTGAATTTCAAAATTACATGTTCTAAAAGGTGCTGAAACTTTATTTTTAATTGTCTTTGCAGATACATTAATTCCAATGGGCTCTTTGTCTTTGTTTAAGATTTGAGAACCTGCTCCTAACTTAATTCTAACAGAACTGTGAAAAGGTATTGCCATTCCGCCAGGAGTAGTAGTAGGATCACCGTACATTACGCCTACTTTAGTTCTAATTTGATTTAAACAAACCATAAGAACTTTTTCGTTTGCAATAACTCCAGTAATCTTTCTCATTCCTTTAGAAATAGCACGTGCTTGAAGACCAATGCTTTCTTTATCATAATCACCTATAAGCTCAGCTTTTGGAGATGTTGCTGCAACTGAGTCCCATATGATTGTAACTGGTACATCTTTATCCATTGCTTTCGCTTTAATAACAGTGCTTTCTGCAATTGACAATACTTCTTCTGTACAATGCGTGTCAACATAAACAAATCTTCTTGATATGTCTACACCAAGCATTCTTAAGTTTTCAACAGACGTTGCATTTTCGGTATCTATATAAACTACAATTCCACCCATTTGTTGAGTTGATCTTGCAATCTGTGTTGCAATATGTGACTTTCCAATAGAAGGAGGCCCAAATATTTCTACAATTCTACCTTCAGGTAGACCTCCATTCTTTTGATTAGCAATAATATAGTCTAACTGTTTTGATCCTGTACTTATCCATCTTTTAACATGTGTAGGTGAATCGTCTGTACTCAGATTATAAGCAACTCTATTACCTCTTTCTTTATTAAGTGACTTAATAAGATCAGAAGTAAAGTCATCTAAAGGTGCTTTTTCCTTTTTAACTTCTTTCTTCTTTGCCACAGTCTACTCCTTATAGTCCTTCAAGATCAGCAAATGCGTCATCAATAGAACTATATTTACCTGCAATAGCATCTGGTGAATCATCACTCTTTGACTGTGTAGAATTGTTCTTAAAGCTACTGCCACCTCGGGTTGTTTCTTTTTGATCATCTTCGTCGTCTCCATTTAACCACTCGTTAATAATTCCTTCAAGCTCTTCGTAAGACTTAAGCTCAAACAAGTCATTGACATCTGGAATGCTATCTAACCACTGTTTTGACTTTGCAGAATCTCCTGATAATGCTGTGTCTTTTCCTCGAGGTCTTACGTCTGTTGTTGCCCATTGCTGGCCAGGATTTTTTTGACAACTAACTCTTACATCTCTTCCTTCGAGAGGATCTGTAATGTCGCCATAGTCTTCGTCAAGCATGTAATTAAGAAGCGACTGGTAAACAGTTTTTCCAAATGCCCAAAGTCTTACACCTTTTTCTTCTTCACCACGCACAACAACTGGTGCATAACATCTCATCTTTGGATATAATTTCTTTGCCAACTCGTAAGACTCTTTAGAACCTTCATCACGAAGCTTTGTAATAAGCTCTTGGATAGGATCCGGTTTGCCAAATTGGTAAGGTGAAAGAAGACCACGATTTGTACCAATGTTATAATAGAACATTAGTTCCTTAAAAGGCTGTCCGTCATTATCGGGGTAAGCCATAAGTCGAACAGTTGTTTCTGCACCTTCCTCTGGTCGCCACATAACGTTTTTCTTAGAATTCTGTCCACTAAGTTGTCCAAGTTTCTTTCGGATTGCTGCGAGATCAATAGCCATAGTTAAATTTTCCTTCCTAATTGTTTAATTTTTAATTGGCAATATTTATTTTTTGTTTGTTTTGTTGGCCAATCATGTTTCATATTATACCATGAATGGACCAAATTTACACATAATTTAATTTTTAATTTTATTTTAATAATTTTAATAACTTATAAATGATCAGATGGAGATTTTGTTCTCTTTTTCTTCTTTTTCTTCTTGTTAGATTTGTTATTAATAGTTTCTGGAGAATGACCAAGAGGCAAAGCCATACCTGCAATTGCGTGCTCTTGAACTTCATCGTCAGGTTCAACATGTTTATTTGTTTCAGAAAGTTGACTTAACTTTTCAAGAACGTTATAATAAAGATCTATATACATATAACTTCTCCTTTAACGTAATTATTAGAATGGTACAGTATATACACCTTTAATTTTATCTAACTCGTCTTTAATAGTCGCTTCATGTGCTAAATTTAAGACAACTGATAATCTTGATTTGTGCATACCGTAAAACTTGTTGTCT